AGTGCTTGTATACGCTTGGAAGATGACACAAAAGTTTTCTCTGAGTCTATGACGTCGTTATATTTTACCAATGCTTTAAAAGCATCATGGAAAGAATGGTTTCCCCAGTGAACCCTGCCATTTATAACGCCCGAGTTAAAATGGTCTGCTCTAGTTGAGATAGGGACATTAGCTTTGCCAGGCAAATCGCCTTTAACATAACCGAACCCTTTGATCCACGCACCTAGATTAACCATGCTAACTAGGTCTTCATTCTCTGACATGACTGGAGATAATTTTAAGAACTGGAGATCTTCAATGCACTCGCAAACATCAAGTTTCAATATGAAACCAACTTCCTCTGCAGAATTCTGGTAACACACTTTCGCTTGAGCCTTCGTCATATCGACCCTAAAATTTTTCATAAATTGCATATATATCATCATGTTTGCAACGTTGTTAACAAGCGTAGTGAGGACGCTACCGCTGAAAAGAACGTAGTCATCATGCTCGAATGTTAGCTTGTATTTATGAAAATTAGGATCTCGGATATAAAAAGGGACGAGTAACGCGTCGAACGCCGCATCCCAATCTTTCTGCCAGATCGGGTTCTCCCCAATCCTCATTAGCATGTGAAAAATGGGTGCGTAGTTACTTGCGTCGCACGATGATATATCACAGTTAGCAACAAGATTTCCGTCTACGCAACTAACCCCCATACATGAATCGTCGGAAAAATAATAAAAACATGACGTGTTTGTGTACCACAAATCACGAAATGCATTAGTCATAATTTCGTCATTAGCCATTGGGAGATATATTGCTGTACCGATGCCCACCTGGCATGGTTCTTCCATAGCTCTCTTTAAAAAATCTGGGATATAGCCAGACTGTAAAGCCTGCATGACCCCAAGATTCCCAGTTCCTCTAAGGAGTTTTTGCGCCGGCAACAATTCTTGCGGTTTGCATTTATACTCAATCTTTTCAGACTTGGGAAGCCATGGTGTGTCTTTGTAAACACCGGTAGAGTATCGATCGAGATACGCTGCCACTCTCTCTTTCTTCTTAGGGTGTGGTGCGTACGCCCAATCGTATCTAGCCTTATCCACATCTAGGTTCCCCGCTAACATTTTGACCTTCATATTCAAACGTCTAGCCCATCTATAATGATATCTGGTGCCGACATTTGCGTACTGGTTTTGTATTAGCTTCTGGTGGTATCCTGGGATTTCAGGTTTTCTACAATTGGTCATACGCATTAAAGCGCCTTGTAATCCTTTCCTGTCACACAAATACGATCTCGTATTCGTGCTAAAGCTAGGACCTATGTGCGTCCGATATTCTCGGACTATGTATCTCCTCGATTGATCATGGAAAATTACGCCTCTCATAGTGTCGTAACTAATGAACTCGGCGTACTTGCTGGGGACGTCGAAGAAACGTCCATTGTCGACGAATAAAGGCGCATAGGTGTTCTTCTCAGGGTACATTCGTATTATACCGATTGTATCCACACCTAATAGCGCGGAACCTCAGAAACGAATCCCATTTATACCCGCTTTAAGCTGAGGGTTAGAATGGGACACGCGAGCTCTAACTACAAGGCAAAGAGCCATAGCGGCTGTTGCTGAGTTAGCTCGATATTCGAG